ACGTTGCCCGAGCTATTCATCGTCAGAACATTACTGACCCCACCCGTGCTAAAAATTGCACCTCCTTCAGGAAAAGCGACTGTTGTCCAAGGGCCGGTCGTAATTGAAAGCATATCCGAACCGGAATGCTGAAGCCCCATTATCTGCTGGTATCCGGTCGTGGCAGTGTCGCTGTCGTTTGCTTGTATCGCACGGGATGAACCCGTAGACACGATGTCGAGCTTTGCTGCTGGTGACGCCGTGCCGATGCCGACTTTGCCTGCGCTGTCGATAGTCATCGCTGTGGTGCCGCCTGTCGTTGCGGCGGTGTCGCCAGCCCCACCCACCTTGAATGTCAGTTTGTTACTGCCGCCTTGACCACGAATTACACCACCATCTGCATCTTGACCAAGCAAAAGCGTGGAAACACCCGTGCCTACAATTTGGATAGTGGAGGCGACGTCAGCACTTGTGCCTCTAAAATCAATACCAGTGTTTGGTGACGCCGTGCCGATGCCGACGCGGCCTGCGCTGGTGATACGCATCGCTTCACCGGTTTGATTATTAAAAGTCAGCGTGTCGCTTGTGCCATTTATCGTGACGGGGTAATATAGCGTCCCACCAGTGGACTCCGTGCCAATTTGGACATTCCCGCCGTTTAGTCGAGAGCGGAGATACATCGTTCCGGTGCCGTTGTAGTTGACGGCGTCTGAGACACTCAAAACACCTGTTGCGCTCAGTGTCGTAAACGCACCCGTGCTAGGCGTGGTCGCCCCGATGGATGCGCCGTCAATCGTGCCGCCGTCAATATCAGCCGTGTCAGCAACCAGCGAGTCGATGTTTGCCGTTCCGTCAATGTAGAGGTCGCGCCACTCGTGGCCCGTGCGACCAAGGTCGTAGGTGTTGTCGGTGGCTGGCGTAAACTCAGACGCAATCCGAGCGTTGAAGTCTACCGTATCTCCATTGCTGGTGCCAAGGGTTGTATTGTCCGACACGTCGAGAGACGTCGCCGCCACCGTGCCGCTATCATCTATAGTAACCGTTGAGTCCTGAACCAGTTTTCCGGTCGTGCCGTCGTATCGAACAACAGCATTGTCGGTGGATGACGCCGGGCCAACTACGTCGCCGCCCAAGAACCGGGAGTCGTCGCCTGCTGCGACCGTCCCTGCGGTGGTGCCTACGTCCAAAGTTGCCGAGTTGCCAAGACCAAGGTTATCTCGTGCATCAGACGCATTGTCAGCCCCCGTTCCACCATTAACAATGGGCAATACGCCACTAATATTATTCAGGGAGTCTGGTGTATCCAGAATAAGGGTCTTAAAAACGTCCATTTTACAAATAGTTCAACTCTTGCATTTCAAGAACAGCATCCGTGCTGGCTTCGCGAATAGCCTTAACCTTGGAAACCATCTCCCGCGTCCAATAAACAGAACTTCCTGGGGGCATACGATAGCCAAGTGAAGCAGTCGGATCGGTGGTGCCATCCATCGTTACACGAATTGCAGCATCATTAACCTGAACAAGCACATGCGTCGTGCCAGAGTTTAATGTCCAATCCAACACCTGCTCCGCCGTAGAACTGATTGTGTTCTGCCGGTGGGTGGTAGTATTCTGGGGGATTGCCTGAGAGGGCGTATTAACAATTCTTGCGTTAGGCATAGGATTAAACAGTAAAGGGTGATGCCTGCACGGCTGCGTCCGTTCCGCCAGCACGAATCATAATTGCGCTATCTGCTTGTCGGGCCGACCAGAAGCCTTTCCATCCAGACTCAAACTTGTGCCCGTTTGATGCAGAGGGAACAGAGCGATCAAATGTAACCATAATATCGGCACCTTGCACATCAACATAAACAAACTTGGTGTCCTCGTCATACCAAGTTGACACAAACTCAATAGGAACCGTAGAAACCGTCAAACGCTCATCTGTGCCGCCTTCGGTGGGAACAGGATAAAGATTAACTGAAAAAGTATTAGGCATAGTATTAACGAGATTGGCGAGAAACGTAAGTTGAGATTCGACGATATAAAGCGTTATTGTTCCTCTGAGTTTCTGCTTTATCCAATTCTATCAAAAGGTATTGCTGCGCTACATTTTCTTCAGCAATGGCCTTGTCAATTTGACCATCCATCCGCAAGAAGTCTGCATATGCTGCGTGCGCTATATATTCAAAAAACTCCGACGGGATGTTGGTAGATGAATCTGAATATGGGCCTTCCCACTTTTTCAAATAACCCACCCAAAATCCGCTAAGTTCTGTGTTGTTGTGTATTACATTAGCACCGTCGCTATCAACCCAAAACTCATACTCAATAGCAGAGTTAATGTTTAGTGGGTTGCTGCTCCAAATACGATTAAAGCTATCAATCTCAGAAACGCTATTAGCAATCACGCTCCCAGATCCCGTGTAAGTTTCAACACCAGTTCCCGTTGCAAGATTATATGTAAACGTATCGTTATTGATTAATCCTGTGCTTACTGATACAACCTGATAGCTACCATTTGGATCAACAGATCCAGTTAATCCAGAAACAGTAACATACATTCCCTCTACAAAATCAACAGACGTGGTGCATCTAATTGTAACTAATTTATCTGCACGGGAAGCAGTAGCAATGTTTTTGGAAGCAGGGGTGAATGTCGTAGAAATAACATTACCAACCGCTGGCCGTGCTTGTGCCCCAACAATATAACGCGGCCAAACTTTGTTTTGTCGATAAGCCTGATATGCCCTGCGATTTACAAAGTTAAGGATGCTCCCCTTTTCGCTAGGGTTAAAGTTGCTTACACCAGAAAGCGAGCTTATTAAGGAGTAGAGGTCACTATACGTCCGGTCGGTCATATTTTGTTAGGAGAAAGATGTGGAAACTTCTTTTGATAATACTTCATAAACTCCTTGGAGTGGACCTCTTTGGCTCCGTATTTTTGCTGCATACGAAAAAACTCCCACTCAGGAATTACTCCAATGCAACGACCCAAACCCGGCACCTCTCTTTGATTTACCAACTCCTTTGCCTGTTCTGCGGCCTGCGCCTCCTTAGAGCGTTCAATTTCTTTCTTAAACTCTAGTCCTGTAGTAAGCTCACGCATCAAGGCGCGATTAATTTCTCCGTCGTGATACTTAGGGAATGACGTAATTAAATGCATAATAATAGGGCTACCCCGAAGGATAGCCCCATTATAACATGTAAGTCTAGTAGTTAGATTTACGCAATAGCGGTGATCTTACCGTGAGCACCAGGGTGCTTGACCAACAGCGACAGGGTGGTGTCAACGTAACCACGCTCACCGCCACCTTGATTCGGAAGGCGGGTCGAACCAAGACCGATCAACTCGGAAACGCCGTAGTAGTCAGGATTGATGAGGTAACCCGTGTCCTTGTTCGACGTGTCAGGGGCGCAGTCAGGGTTCATGTTAACAATGCTCACCATACCGTGATCAGACTCATACATCTCAACAGAGAGTTTGATGGTCTTGGAATCAGCAGNNTGGGTAACCTGACGGTAAACCGCGTTGGTNGATCCAGAGGTGCGAGCATAGTCAGCAATAACCCGACGAAGAGCAGTGTCAGCAACCAAGGTGAGGTTGTTGGTGCTGCCAGTCACCCGGTAGATGGACGTGATGAGGTCGTTAAAGCCGCTTTCAGTCAGGGAGCCACTGCTGTGGATGGAATCCGCAGGGGTGCGGTAAGCAGCAGGAACGTCAGTCGGACCAGCCGAATCAATCCAGCCACCAAGACCGCGCAGGCCATAAACGACGCCAGCACCATTTTCAGCCGTGCGATCATTTGCGGAGCAGAGGGTAGCCTCTACGTCGCGCTTGAGTTCGCGGGCAGACTTAGCTTCGGCCTCAGCAATCTTAGCCGGTCCAACGGACTCAACGGCATCCTGCAGGTCCGAAACCATGAAGTCACGGCGGAACTTTTGAACGTAGTTGCCGAGACGGGCGCGGCCACTAAACTTGTCGGTAAACGCGGAAACGTCAGAACCCTCGGCAACACCCGTGGTAACGGGAGCAGCCAGCGAATCAACCGTCCATTCAACGAAGGTGGCGGTTGCCTTGCTTTTGGGAGCAGACGAAAGAACAGGAGTCTCCTCGGGAGCGAGGATCGTCAGGATGTCGGTGAGGTCTTCACGATTGGAGACCCCAGAACTAGGATTAGTGTTAGTAGTGTCGTAGGTATTTGAAAAAGCCATGATTATAAAGTAAAATTATTTACGCTTAGAGTGTTGAAGAGTGCGGAGAGCTATAAAGTCCTGTGTAGCACCTGAAGTTGAGAATCGTTGTTGGACGTCTTTCACTGCCTTGGCAGCGCGAGGTTCTGGCTGCTCGCTTTGAGCAGTGGAACTAATCGAGATGGACGGAGGAGTAATTCTTGCGCTAGGCTTTGGCTGATTAACTGGCTTACGATTATAAATAGAATTAGCAGCGTGAGCTATCATATATTCCATATACGGTTCCAGATCAGGCACCTTCTCTACGGCCTCTTTAATCAAGGGGCTTTCGCGAAGGGATTCAAACTGCTTTCGCACATCATTATCCTCTCCATCAATCCAAGAAAGCTCGGACTTAATAGCCTCAGAAAACTGCGCCTTCATATTAAGGCGTTGCTCTTTAGCCTGTAAATCCTGCAATCGTGCAGGCAAAAACGTCTTACGGGATTTTTGGGAATCTCGCAAAACCTTTCGCACCTGAGCCTTTGTAATCTCTTGGTCGCCATTTTGTGCAACAACATCATCTGCTGCCAGATGGTCATTATTCCACAAAACATCTTCTGCCCATTCAATAGCTTCGTCAATTTCGCGGGCTTTTGCCTGCAAATCTTCAACGGAATTGATGTCAGAAAAGGGGTTGTTTTCAACCTTCTTAACTTCCAAGGGATCTTTTTGGCTTTCACGACTTTGCATTTCCTGCTTCAAGGCATTAAGCTGTTCCTCGGCTTGCTTACGCTTTGCGGTAAGCTCACCAAATCTAGCTACTGCTCGGCTCCCTAGCTTTTCGGCTAGTTCACGAAGCTCGGCCTCTGACATGGATTCTAGGTCGATCTCGCTTTTAGAAAGAACTTCTTCTTCGTCTTGGCTTTCAAGCTGACCCTCGTTGACGATTTCCGCGTTAGATTCGTCTTGAGGCTCTGGAGCAGTTTCCTCCTCCACCTGTTCTGCCTTAACTTCCGATTCTTGGGGTTCTGTATTAATCTCCTTAGTGAACACTTTAGGTTCACCAGAAGGCTTTACATTACCGCCTTTGCGATGGAGTGCATACATTCCAAACGCAAGATTATCTGACTGTTCCGCTGGACTTGGTTCACCCGCAGCGTTGGGTGTTAGGACTTCATTAGACATAGTTATCAACGCTCTCTTTATACGCCTGAGCGATTTGCGATAATGACATTATAACAGTCATTTTTATTGCTTTACAAAAAAACAAAAAAAATAATACTTTTATTTATGAGTTCTAATACCCCTAAGCAATCAGCGCACGATTGGACCGCTCCAGAACATTGGAACGTAGCCAAAACAATGGATCGCGTTAAAATTAAAAACAACGAGCACCACGCAAAGCTATACCCTTTTGGAGAGCTGGTGATTAAAGAGCATCCTATTTTTCAATACTCACGGAGAAATCCTCCAGCGCATGTATTAAAAAGTATTTAGTGCGTCTTTTCTGCGTGCCGAAACAGTATACTTTCGGCGTTAGACATTTTAAGGATTTGGTCGTATGCCAGAATCTGCCCAGAGATTTGCTGAACCTTTTCAGTTTCTGCATCAAACAGGGCTGCAATGCAGGACTCGCGCTCGTCTTTAATTGATTGCAGAAAGTCTGCAAACTGGGAAACGTGGGAAAGATGATCTAATGATTGTTCTAGTGACATTATTGAGCGTATTTACGAACCATTGAAGCAAGGTTGAGTGCGCGTCCCTTTACCTGACGAGCCCACTTGCTATCAAGCATTTCACGCGCTGCTACGTTGTAATCCTTTTGCATAAGAGCAGCTTTAGTGTTTTTAAACTTTCCTAGGTTAGTCAAACCTAGATTGAAAGACATATCAATTATAGCCTTCTTTACGTCGGACGGCTGCTCATCAAAGTTCGGTAACCACTTACGAGCATCGTTAAATGCTTGGGTAATAGACTCATTATAAAGACGTTTAATTTCCGGCTCGGTTAGCCGAACCTTTTTGTCAACTAGGTCTTTCACGTTATAACCCATCTTCCTAATAATCCGCTGGTTATGAGGCTGTGATAGGTTAAATCCAATACCAATAGTAGGCTTTTTCTCACTATCAAGATAAGCATATTGCCTAACTCCTTCGTGTTGAGCAATTTGCTTATATAGGTCTTCAGAGAATTTCTTTTGCTGCGGGCTTGCCCGATTAGCTATCTCATTGTAGTTGCCAACATCAGGCATATTAACCACCCATACTTTGAGTGTTAACATCGCCCATGGCAGCAGGATTAGTCCCAACGCGGCCAATTTGCGCGTTCTGAGCTTGCTGCTGCTGGAAGGTATATTGAGCAGCATACTTCTGAATACGCGCTGAAAATGCTTCATCATCTTGTAGACGTTCAGCAACATCAGGCTGTTGGGTGTATTGTTCGATGACTTGCAATGCGATTTGAGCACCATTTGGTCTAGCAGGCATTTCAATGCCTGCAAAGATTTTAGTTAGGTCATCGGTAACAAACTTCACAATTTGCTGCTGGGCCTCTTCTACGGGCTGCAATACGGCGTCTGCTGCAATAGGATCAATAGCATTTGCCGCAATATCAATAAGCGCGTCTGGGTTAATCCGACCATTTCGGTCAAGCTGAATCAAGCTAACAAGCTGATTAAGTTTTGACTCTTGAGTTTCGGGGTCAGCATTAAGCACGTCGTAGCCAATCACAATGTCGTAGTTCTCATCAGGATCACCCTTATCAAACTCCATGGGGTCAACAACTCCGGTGACACGGAAAAACACTTGGTCTGGCCCAAACCGTTGGTAGCACTTAAAAGGACATTTTAATCACCTCTTGGACGTGGGCCAAGAACTTGTCCAAAATAAACTGCCGCTTAGTGGCAGATGCTGGGTCGGTCTGACCAAGACCAACCAACTCATCAGCAACCTTTAGGAGCGTTTGCTCCATTTCCATAGAACCTGGGTTGTATTGTGGCTGTGGACCAAACTGAAACTCTCCACCACGGCGATATGGAACAAACCGGCCAGGCCCCCAGTCGCTAGGAGCATTGCCAACNGGGTGCATGATTGGAGGCATCGTAGCCATTGAGTTGCGATCAATGCGGCTGTCCCGCTCAATCTTTACCTGCCACTGAATGCCACGCAGAACGTCGGCCATGCTCTGGACATCGTAAAGACGTTTAGACGCTTCGCTAATACGAGTGACTACCACGGGATAATCCTCGTAGCCGTTCATCAACTCAAACTTGGCGTATGGTTTTGTTTCCTCAATCTTAGAAGAAAGCTCACGATGAAACACCGTGCAGTAGATGCCTTCAGAGTTATCAATAGGGTCAATCAACCGTTGATAGCCATAAATAACTTCAATCAACTCGTCAGCGTTGTAACCCATGTCGTCCCACAGGGCAGAGCTGCGGTGGGTGTTGTCGTTGCCAATAGTGTCAACATTAACGCCGCGATAGTGCTCAATGACATAATCCACCCAGTCGGCATCCCAGTCTTCTGTAGACACTTTGTTCTTTAGCTCCTGTGGCGTAAAGTAGGTGCGCCAAAAACAGTAAGGGGCTCGTTGTGGGTCAGTGGTGTAAGAGGGGAAGAAGAAGTCACCATCGGGCGTCAAAGACTGAACAAGGGGGCAGTCAACCTGTCTACGGCTAACCGGAATCTCGGCCACTCCTTTTTTCCGCAAGTCCTTCAATGCTTTCTTAGCACGAGCGTCAGTTACCGAAGGATAGACGGAGCGCATCATTGCAATAAGCTCGTCGTCTCCAGATCCATCCATAACCATTTCGGCTAGCTGAAGGTCAACCTGAGCTAACTGCTGAAGGTCAAGCTGTTGCAGGTAGGTGCGATCTTCTCGCTGCCATCCAACATAGGTGATAGCCATTCCGCGCTCCAGAAGGTGGTTGGCCGAGGCTTCCATCTCCTTCTTAAACCGTGGAATGTAGCTACTTACCATCCACTTCAGGAACGAGCTAACCACTCGGGCGCGTGACATGTCCCCAAACTCTACGGGATAAGCACGAATGTTGGCCCTCACCATAGAAGAAATAAGCAACGCTACATAGCTATTAATACGGGAATCAATAACGTGTGCCTCGGAGTCCGAAGCACCATCCCAAGGAAACGCATCAGAGCCATGCTTGCGAAGATCTCGGTTCTTCCCAGGCCAGATGTTGTTGCGGTCGTCATAACTCTGACGGCATTGCTGAAAGTATGCTTCTAGGTCTACAAGCGTATCATCGCACGCTTTTTGCAAGACCATAACATTTGGCTCTTTGGAGGCAAACGTAAGAGACTTTTCTTGGCTCTTAGTGTTCATAAAGTTTTACTATTAAATTTTTTAGAAAAAGACAAAATTGCAGTGTGGGTAAATGTAGGATGCGCCCCAATCTTTTCACAAATTACAGAAGGGGCAATTGGATCAGGATACCCAGTAAGCTCTTGATAAAGAACCTCAAACCCAAGAAGCCTGTCTATTTGTTGGTCAACCCAATTGCTATTACAAGTTATATCCGGTAAGTGCTGCATGCCTGTAGGTTGTGTCCTTATTGTCGGTAATAGCGTTAATAGGAAATTTCTTACCTTTTAGCTTACCACGAAGTTTATTTGGAATGAGAACCGGACGCTTTCCATCCACCCCGTCAATCTTTGCATAAACCCAACGCGGGTTAGGGGCTTCGTGAACATAAGTTCCATATATTACGTTTGGAGAAAACTCTGGCANTTCAAGGGCTAAAAAGATTTTTTTAACAGCGTCTTGCGTAAACCAAGTATTCTTTCCCCTTCCGCTCCAGTCCTCATCTATAAGTTTTGTTTCCTTAATGTGAAGCAGGTCGTTTACGCTGACATCAAGGTCTTTAGCTAAATTAGTAATTTTGGTTTTCATTAATATCCTCCTTTATTAGGTCGTGTGGCTTGCAGTCCGGTTTTAGAAACATAATCAATTCCATAGACAGCCGCGTAACGCAGGCAGTCAATTGGGTCTTTCCACGGATGGTCCCGTGTTTTTCCATCATAGTGTTGCATAGATGATATGGTGTTCTCTAGCTCGTCAGAGATGTAAAAGTGTGGGCGATTCTGGGCATCAATCGGCTTCTGTGGATTATAGGAAAGCTTGTCTTGAATGGCCTGAAGACCAGGCTCCTCGTCGATGCCTGGAGCCGGAATCATAATTAGCCCTTGGTTTTCTAGATCGCTAATGTAATCGCTTTGACCGCCGTGCTCTGCGCTGTATTTGTTGGCTCCCATGCGAGGGTCAATCAGGCGCGTCATTATCTTCTCTTGCCCCTCAAGCTCGCGTATAACCTCCGCGTAGTCACGAACCCCATAGCCTAGCCGCTGGCGACACGCTTCTCCTGCTGCCCACTTGCCGTTCTTCTCCTCTGCCCACTTGCCATACAGGATTCCCGGCCACTCACGATACACATACCAAGTGTCTGTAGCATCCACCCCAATCCATGTAATGAACCAAGGCTTGCTGCCAGCAGGGTCAACCACCATGTATAGGGTGCAGTCCTCCAGCTTCTCCTCTACCTCCGCATGCGGTATAACATTCACGTCTGGGTTAAAGCGAGGGAACTTGCTAGCCATTGCCGACGTAGGCACCCCATAAAGGGCCGTAAGCGCGTAATCATCGTCTCCCTTAGCCACACACTGCTCTAGGAGGCTTTCGTAGCCACTCCAAGGGTTGTCCTTGCTGTGGAAGTAGCTGATGCCTGTGTTCATCCGCTCGTTGTGCTGGACGTATGGCACCGTGCGCGGAGTTGTTAGCCCCTCCTCTATGTGCTTGCTCTCTACGGTGCTAGCGGCATTGCGGTAGTAGCGCACCGTCTCTGTCTCCCCATCCTTGGGTGTGAAGGAAATGAGCAGCTTGGCATTGTGCGTAGCGTTACGCAGCATAATGCGGTCAATCATCTCCATGCCCAGTAGGTATTCGTCTAGCCAACAACCAATGTTGTCTACCGTGGGCTCTGGGCTTCCCAACTCCATACCCTCAAGAATCGTGTCGTCCTGTTGGTATTGCGTGTAGGTTTTGAAAACAATCTGCGTCTTGTTAGGAAAGATGGCCTTCTTGTCGCTAAACCCGTTCTTATAGGTGTAGCTGATACTGCCATCGTTCACCTTCTTAACTCTGTATTCCGCTGGAAGCCATTCCCATACAGCGCGTTGCTGCACCAACACAGAAATCTCATGCGTCTGCGCGAAGCAAAATATCAACCCGTTAGGATTCTCTATCGCCGCCTCTACAATCTTGCGTGCAGAATAAGATGTTTTACCTGAACGATTAGCCCCAAGAAGCAGCGTGGTGCGGAAGGTGCTCAGTAGGTCGTCAGCGTATTTCCAATGGGGCAAGCTAAAGCCATACCTATAGGGATCACGCGCCGCATTCTCAATAGCCTCATGGTAGATGCGATGAAGCTCCACAAGCTCCGCAGGCTCCATCCTAGCCATCTCTTCGTCACTAGGGGGCTTTAATAGCTTATGGTCCTGCCACTTCATTCTTTAACCATTTGATACCACTGTGCTATCAGCCACCCCATCAAATACGCCTGTAGCTCGTCATTGCACGCATCCACCTGCATCCCACACAAATCAATAACATAATTGGCTGCGTGTAGACATTCATGCGCCACCGTGTCCTCGTCATCCTCCCCCTCGAATATAAACACATAGACGTCCCCGTTTTTCAACACTGTCATGCCTGAATCATTAACAACGTCCATTGCCTCTCCCGTAGCCCTAAGACACGCCGCATCGGCATCATCAGACAGATGGAAATGCACCGTGCGCTGGAATATAGGAATGTCTATGGACTTAGCCCTCATTTCTTAGGACCAAAGATGCGCTTCCAGTTCTCCTCAAGCTCTTCCTCTGTAATCTGCTTAGGTCGTTGTGTATCTCCCTTACCATTCATACGTCAATAGCCTCTCCCTTTACACGCTTCTGTGCCTCCTGAATGGCCGCCATAGCATCTTCTAGGCTTGGCCCTTCCTTCCTATGCACCACCGTCACCTTATTGCCTTCTACAGCCTGTAACGCCTTATCCTGCAAAATAGCATACCCCGTATGCAAATCCTTCAACCCCTCCTTCTTCAATAGGTCGGAATCCTCAGCAAGCCCCTCCAGCTTCATGTTCAACAGCAGCCTGTATTTCTCCAACAGCTCAAACCC